TCTCCGACCGCTACCCAGTAGGAAGCCCAAGAAGCATGAACTCCGGGCCGAATACTTGCCGAGTATCCGCCTGCATGGTTCAAAATGCAGACATACCGCACGCCCGCAGCGTCCACCATATCGCCCGTAACGTAGTCATCCTCTCGCACCCAAGGCCCGCGCGGCTTGACGACTTTCCACCGATTTGCCGCTAGGTCGGTCGCGAACGTGCCGGAAGTCGTGCCGGAAGTGTGAGCGGTCGCGCAATAGTAGAGGATGCCACTTTGCAGCCTGACGGCGCCAACCGTGTAGGCCGTCGAGGTCGCCCAGTTGGCAACATTGGGCTGAACCGTGATCGTCGTCGTGGAGTCGTTCACATCGCCCATGGGCGGGAAATCGAACGGGAACACTTCGAGCGTCCAAGAGGTTTCCGAGCTTCGCGTGAGGCGTCGAGGGGCATGCGACGGATGCGTGAAGAACATCACATCGTTGATCTGGCAAAACTGCACCGCGAAGATTTGCGCAGCCGTCCAGGGCGTCGCGACTTCGACCGGCGTTCCGCTTGTGATTTGCGTCATCGCGCTGCCACCCTTCCAGAACCGCATGTATTGGTCGCCAAGTTCAAGCACGTAGTTTGTCGAGGTCGAACGCTTGAAGGGAATCAGGCGCGTTGCCGATCCGGCCGTTTTGACCGCTCCGCCGTATTCTAGGCCGGGACGTTTGAACGCTCCGCCGTAGGGTCGCACAACGAAATTTTCGAGCGTGCGGCACCCGTTGCGGTAAATGGCCGCATCCGCGCGACAATCGAGCAGCGGACTCAATTCGCCGCCGTTGAAGCTGGAAAGGAAGGTTCGAGACGAAATACTCATGCGAGGCCGGAGAATCGTGAAGCGTGAAGGCTTGATTGCGTGTGCTGCATTGCCTGCGTGCGGCCCCGGCCTTCGCGCGCATCACGGCCACGGGCATTTGGGAGCATGAGGCGTTCGTAGGTCTGTCGAAGCTCGCCCGACCTGCCCGCAGGCCCGCTAAGGTCTTGCGCGATGTAGGAGGCAAGAAGCGTGGAAAAGGCCGTGATGAACTCGGCCGGGTAGTCCGTCGTCGTCGTGTTTAAGAACGTATAGACCAGATAAACCGTATCGAGGTTGCAGAGAATCAGACCATCCTCCACGCGGAACGGTTCGCCCGTATCCTCCTCGTCATCCGAGGCATCCGGGTCATCGAGCAGCTTCCGAGCTTTGACGCAATCGGAGGGAACGGAATGCTGATAGGCCCACGAAAAACGCGGCACTTTGACAAACTCGCCTGTGCCCGAAGTGTGCGAGCCGCTGAAAACCGAGCCGTCGAGGTCGAAGTTGTCCGCGTCGATCCGCGTCACATACCAGAGCGCGTTTGCCGAGGTCACGCCTTGAACTTTGCGCAGTTCGGAGCGGTCGCCGTTTACAAGGCCGTGAGTGGTCTTGGTGACGCGAATAAGGCCGCTGCCGTTGTTTGCCAGCGCGACACCACTGAGGGCCGTCCAAGTCGTCGTCAGCCTCGCGCGTTTGGCCGCAAAGTTCCACGGCTGCGCAGAAAGGGCTTCCTTCAAGGCTACATCGTAGAACTTCCGCACGCTCACGGCCTGCGCGGTCGTGTCGTTCGTTACGTCGGTAAGGCTCTTGCCTCCGATGAGGCCAAGGGCGAGGTTTGCAATTTCGGTTTGAGTCATGGGAGCGAAAAGGAAAAAGCCCGCCCTGCCGTGTTAGGACAGGGCGGGCCGCAACCACCGCGCAGGCGGGATGAGCGTCCGCCGCGAGGAATTAGCCGAGGGTATAGGCGAGGTGCCAGGTCTGCGTGTGAGCCGCGAAGCTCGTCACAGTCGTGGGCGTGAAGGTCAGCCAGCTTGCGCCCGTCTGCGTGAACGGAGTCAAGAAGGCCGCGCCCTTGGTGCCCGCTTCGGAGAACTCTTTGCGACCGGCAGCATTGCCGAGCGCGAGAGCTGCACCATAGCGGTCAGTATCGGCTTCGTCGCCGATGTTGCCCGTCAGAGCGTCGCCGGGGTCGCCGTAGTCCACAGAGCAGAGCTGAGGGAGCAGGCGAGCACCAGCGGGCAGTTTGAAGAGGTAGAGCACATCCGAGGTCGTCAGCGCCGTAAGGGCAACCGTAACGTCGAGGTGCTGAACCGTGCCGCCATTTTGGCGAACGTTCGGGGAAGCGGATTGATCCGTGAGCGCCGAGTTTTGGGAAGTGGCGTAAGTCGTGTAGTAGTTAGCCATATAGGTAGAGGAATGAAAGGGTTGAAGTTATGGCGGGAGGTTTGAGCCTCCCGCCGTGATTGATTACAGGGCTTCATCGCAATAGACGCGAACCACGCCGGTATTTTTGGCGCGAGTCGCACCCATGCGCTTCACACAGCGGAGTTGCGTCGCGTGGGACTTGGTAGGCAGAACGTCAATGTGAACGTTGCGTTGCAGGTCGGCGAACTTCATCGCGCCTTTGCTCCAAGCGAAGCACTTGCGGACGTTGGAGGCCACGCTGAGACGCTGGGACTTCACCCAGTTAAGCCCCATGAAGTAGCTGATTTTGCCGTCCTTCAGCGCCTGCATGTCGGAGTAATCGCGCGAGGTCAACTCGGTAATGCCGAGCGAGTCGTTCAACTGCTGGGCACCGTAGGCGATGTAGCGTTCACCGTCCGGCACTTCGGCGACATCGAACAGCGCGTTGATCTTGCGCAGTTTGGCGAGCGTCAGACCGGAATCCGCAGCGGAGCCGGAATAGACGTAATCGACTGCGATGGACTGCGCGGAAAGGAACGCGTCCGAGGTCGTGCCCTGGTCGCCGATGTAGCGCGTGGCGTCGAAAGCCTCGATGATGAGGTCATCGACCTTGCGGTTTTCGGCCATCGTGGCGGAGCGGATTTCGTCCGACTGCGGAAGGATGATCTTGCCGAGCTGAACGGCATCATCTTCGTCCCAAGTCCTGATAAACTGAAATTTGCGGCGGAAAATCCAGTATTTGAAGCCGGTGGAGTCGCCGTCCGGGGTCGTGCCCTTGCGTTCGGTAACTTCGGTCATTTCGCCGTCGTCCAGTTCGTTGAACCACGTCGCGCGGCCGTCGAAGGTCGCAGAGGTGACAGTGTTTTTCAGCCGGGACTCCGACTGTTGGTAGGAGTGCTCCCAGTTGGTCGCGAACTCGTTTTCGTAAAAGGAGGTGATTTCAGCCATAGCTGTAAAGAGGTGAAGGATTGAATTTGTGCTGGCCGCTCGCTGTCCTGCGCTGCGTCCGGTTCAATGCTCCTGCCTCTCGGTTCCCCGCGTGAAGCGGGCCGGTTCGGCCGGATGCTTCACGATTGCCCCCTTGTCGTGTGAGGGTCGCTTGGACAACGCCACTGAGGAAACCTCGTGAAACGCTGTCAAATGTTATTCGCCACAAAATGAAGACCGGCCAGAGCTTGCGCCCTGACCGGCCTACCATGCCCGCGCATTGTGCGCAGAAATCACTTCGCGCCCGAAAGCGCCTTGATGCGTTGAGCCGCCGCTTCCTGTGCTGCCTGCCCCTGTTTGCCTTGGTAGGCATCCGAGGCACGAATGGCCGCGATTTGCTCCGTAGCGGTCTGGCGCGATCCGTCGCCGCCAAGGAGCTTGTCTTCACGCATGAGCTTCGAGGCGCTATGCAGGAGCTTAATCATCTTCGCGTTGCTGCCAAAGTCCGGGTCGTTCACATCGACACCGAGAAGACCAGCCGCTTTGACGGCTTGCTCAAGATTGGCGTTGTAGTCGCCCTTCCATTCGTCTTGAAGCGCCTTCGTTTGAGTCTGGACGTAGGCCTCAACGTCGAGCTTCGATTTGCCCACCTGTTCGCCGGAGAGTTCGAGATGCAGGCCGAGGAGTTCTTTCACGGCAGACGGTGGCAAGTGGTGCTTGTGCGCGACCTGCGCGAGCTTGCCCACCGCTGCGTCATTCCACTCCACGCCGTCCGGCAGCTTGTCAGGCTTGGCGAGGCCGTAATCTTCCGGCTTCTCGGGAGCGCCGATGAGCTTCCGCCATTCCGCGATTTGCTCAGGCGTTGAAGTTTCGTTCGGAGCTTGAACGCGGGTCGAGAGCTTCTTTTCCGCGTTCGCGTAGCTGCCTGCGAGTTCGAGGAAGCCGGGGAAACGGGAAAGACTGCCCGCAAAAGGCTTGTGACTCTCGGGCAGCTTGTCCGTCCACCCTTGGGTGAACTTGCCATCTTGCCCGATGAGTTCGCGGAAATCGAAAGCGTTGCCGCCTCCATCGCCTCCGCCTTGCTGCTGCTGCTGCTGTTGGCCCTGCTGCTGTTGCTGCTGGCCTGCTCCGCCTAGGATTGTGTCACTCATGTTGTTGTCGGTGGTTTGGGGTTAGAATCGAATGCCGCCCTTGTCGTCCTTGGAAGCGCGCTCTTGTTCTGCGAGCACGCGCGAGAGTTTGCCAAACTCCGCCTCGACCTCCTCGACGGTCGGCAGTTTGCGGCCCCTGTAAGCCGCCGCAAAATCTTCGGGCGAGAGATGCGCCTTGACCCACTGGACGAACTCGGGAGTGCGAGAGCCGAGGGCTTCGTGTGTCGGAGGCGGTTTCGGGATCGTGCCCTTTTCGGCCAGGGCGTGAAGATCGGCGATGGTGCGTGGCAACGGCTGCGCTTCGAGTTCTGCGACAGCCTCGACCGGCGTTTCCGGCTCGATTGCCTCGACCGGCTGAACAACCGGCGCTTCAACTTCTCCACCGCCAGAAGCGCCGTCTTGCGCCTCGACAAGCTCAAACGTCAGAGCCGGATTGCCTGCCGCCTTCTTGATTTGCCCTTTGAGAACGGGAGGAATTGCCGAGTAAGAACGACAAACGCCGTCCTCGATGAGTGCGATTTGCTGGCCGTCTCGCAGCACAGCGTTGTTTTTGACTTCGATCATGGGTTTTTGGTGGTTGCGCCGATTTCCGAAACAGCCGTTGCGGGCTTCAGTTCAACGTTGCCGTCCTCGAAATCGGCTTCGAGGGGCAGCGACATTAGCTTGAGAATTTCCGCGATCACTTCGCGATTGCCGTCCTTCTTGGCGGCGAGGTGCGTGTTCGCTTCGTGGCCGGTTGCGAACACAGGAGCGGCGAGCGGGAACTTTGCTTGGAGGTGCAGCCAAACGGCGTTCCAATCCTTATCCGTCGCGAGCTTTTGAGCTGCTGAGCGGACACGGGAGAGCTTCAAGAGCCTTTGCTGTGTCTGTTCTTCGGGCGTCATTGCGCGGTCAGTTTAAGGATTGCCTTGCGGACTCGATCTTGATACTCGGTCCAGATTTCTTCCGAGAACTCTTGAATGTCCTTTTCGTTGTGAGTCTCAGGCCGGAACGCAACGCCTGCGGTGAATCGACGTTTGCCGATCCTCATAATCAGCTTGAAGCAGGTCGCACCCTCCTTGGTGAACTTGTTCAAGATGGCGCTTTGCAGGCCAAACGCCGTAGCGTAATCGCCAAGCTCAAGGACGGCATCCTTGTTGCCGCGCTGGAAATGACGGCTGAAATCGGGCTTAAAGTCGGGGTCGCTCATTCGGGGTGCTCATCGTGGTTTTTTCGGGTCAACGGACAGAAAGGAGCCAATCACAATTCCAAGCAGGACAGCCAGCGCCAGCAATGCGGCACCGGCTGCGGTCGGAACTGGTAGTTCGGCGATCATGCGGCCATGAGTTGTTTAAGCCCTTCCGCGCCGCCCGCTTTTTGGACGGCACCAGCTGCATCGTTGGCGAGTTGCGCTTGTTGGGCCGCTTGTTGCATTTGGGCCTGCATGGCGCGTTGCTGCTGAATCTCTTCCTCGTCGCGAAGCCAGGCTTGCGGCATGCCGTTGGCGAGCGCCATGTCTCGCTGCATGCGGTCGAAATCGAAGTTGTCGAGGATGGCTGGTTGCGCCTGCGCTAGCGTCAGCGTCGATTCCAAGGTTCGCTCTGCGGACATGGTTCGCAGCGCACGAATGGCTAGCGCCAGACGGCCCTGCATGACAACTTTCGGCATCGGCACCGCACGGGAAAGGCGGTTGCCTTGAACAAAGGCCTCTTCAGGAGGCGGAGGCAGTTCGCCCGATTCGGCGAGCAGCGAAAAGACCCGTTCGAGCACGGGCTGAACTTCCTCTGTCGCGTCTCGGCTGAAAGCAGGCGTGATGAGGGTCAGGCGTTCGCCAGCACGTTCAGCCACTTCTCGCGCCGTCATTTGGCGGTCGATGGCGGCGAACATTTGGAACAGTTCGACATGAAACTTGGTTTGAATCGCTTCTTTCTTTTGCTGCACGATCCACTCAGCGACTTTCAAATCTCCCGGCTGATACAGCGGTCGAGGCCAGCGGTCGGCGGGCACGTTTGCGTTGACGTAGTTGATGCCGCGTGCCGTGAAAATTAGCTGCCCTTCGAGTTCGTCAGGCGCTAGCATAGGCGGGTCAATCTGCCTCTCCACCATTACGTCAATCATGGCATGGAGGAAGTTCCCCTGTCGCACTTCAGGAAGCGCCAGGATGCCGGGAGAGTAGCCCCACGGCACCGAAACACCGAGGCCCGCCCATTTCAGATAACGCGAGGTCACAACTGGAAACTCAGTAAAGCCGCTCTCCTTCAAGAGCGTTTTAGACGCCATGCAGACCCAGCAAGAGGCAACGGGCATGAAGACGGAGCTAGCGCCGTTTGCCGTTTCGGGAATGTCCTTCGGGTCGCGCTCGTAAATGGCATGCAGGATTTCAAACTCCTTGGCGCTTTGGCCGTTTTTTTCGGCCTTCAGGGCTTCGAGCATGTCTTTCGTCAAACCTTCCTCGCCGATTTGATCCACGATTTGCGACGGCTTGAGGCGATGGCGGCGATAGAAACCGCGCACCGTGCCGAAAATATCTTCGTCGATGCAGTAGGTGCCAATTGGGAAGGACTCAAAGCGAAGCCTGCCCTCGCGGCGCTCAACCAGCATGGCCGTTGTGCCGTAGCCGCATTTCGTCAGGAGGTTTTCGTGTCGGTTCGTGTAAAAGTTTGTCCCGGCCAGAAGCTCCTGCGCAACGTGGCTGCACTCTTGCGCCCATCGCTTCACGCGGTCGCTGTCACGCTGGCCGAAAGCTGGAGCAAACGCGAACCACTCTTCACTTGCCGAGGTCGTCCACGACATGAGGCCCGCCGCCATCGTCAGCAATGCGTCGCTTCCGGTCGTGTCGAACATCTTGCTTTCGAGGCCAGTGTCTGGCGTGCTGCGAATCGTCGTAATGCCCGCATGCCGAGGCGACAGCTTTTCAGCAATCTCCTGCCAAAGCGCATCAAAGGGCTGGCGCTCACCTTCGAGACGCTGAAACTTCCGCACCAGCTTTTCAGCTTGCTGCGAATCGCGGACGAGATACCGCGCTTTAAGCTCCTGTTGAGGGTCGGTCGCGATCATTGCGGTTGATTCACCTGCCCGAGAATGGTTTGAGCGCCGCCAAGCTGCCCACCTTGAGCACCGGCCAAGATGGTCGAACGCATACCTTTGCGGTTGCGGGCCTGCGAATTAGCGTCAGCCGTGCCCTGGTTGACATCTTCACGCACCGGCAGAGGCGCAGACGGAGGGGCAGGCGGAGGGGCCGGAGCTTTTGGCATCATGAATCCCATAGGAAAGTCGCTTTAGTTTCTCGAACGGCCACAAGCGGGGAAACCCCCGTCGAGCAAAGCAAGCGAATTTTGTTTCCTGCGGGCAAACGCGGAAGAACTCGCGCAGGTCGCCGACTGCTACCCACACGCACCATGCGTCGCCGCTAGGGTCTGTTTCGGCCAAGTTTCCCCACCGTTCCGGCCCCCAAGTCGAGCAAACAAGGCGCGCCATAATGAACGCGGTCGGGCTACTCCACACGCAGCCGTGCTCGAAATGCGCCGCGAGGTCAGCTAGGAACGTGTGACCGGCAGCAAACGGCGAGGCGTAGAGGCGTTCAAGCTCCGCGTCGAGGTTCATTGCTTCGCTTCATGCCGGTTACAGCCAAAGCCTTCTGGCGGCATAAAGGGCACAGTGGCCTCCACGAACGGCGGCGGTTTGATGTCTGGATGCGTGCAAACCACAACCTCGCCCTCCCATGTCATGCGCATTTCCGGCACGTTTAGAACTTGGTGCCACGGCTTCAAATAGATGCAGTTTTGGCAAGTGCTCATCTTGGAAACTGGTTAGCCGATCTTTGCCGGGAATCCGCAGGCCACGCGAAGCCGCTCCATCGGAAATGCTGGGCCAGGGTCAACCTTGCGATCCGGCGCAATGTCATCGTGGCCCACAACGTCGTCGAGCTTGTAGCGCGCGACGAGAGCCTTAGCGGCCTCAATGCAGGCGAGAACTTGCGGTTCCGGGTAGGCTTCCCATTCCGTCAGCGGCCCGCCGTTCTTGTGCTTCGCTTTGACGAGCGGCAGCTTTGACCACCTCGCCGCCAGCTTTGCATTGTCGCCCGCGTTGGCTAGCTCGATGCCGATAGAGCACGAATTGAGGCCGTCGAAGCCTTTCCACTTGGATTTCCCAGCGTGCCCACAAGTCACGTTGAAGGGGCGGCACTGGATCACGGAGCCGTCGCGGTCGATGACCAAATGGGCAGAAGCGCCTTTTGCGTCCGGCGTTTTCCAGAAGTTCACGGAGCTTTGGCCGGAAGCGCCAGATGTGAAGTGAATCACGAGAAAGCGCCGGACATTCATCGGCGATCCGCCCGGAATGCGGTCTTGCCTCGCGCCTTCAATCCAATGGGTATCCGTAATGCTCATGCCCCAATCGGCGAACCTCGCGGCGCGATTGCAAGTCAGATTTTGAACGCCATCCCCGAACTGGCAACCGGCCTGCGTTTCTTTCGCGGCTCATCGTCGGCCGTCAGGTTTCCGTGAAGGAAGCCTTGTTCGTCCGCAGCGCCAAACGTCACCATAGCGTCGGCACCGTGCGAATTGATGTCATGCAGCGGAAGCGCCCGGATTGCGCCAGAGGCCGCTCTAGGCTGCGTGCGGTAATTCGTGAGGCATCCGATACCCGAGGGTAAATCCTCGCTGTATTCGTCGCGCTGCTTTTCTTCCGTCTGCGGGTCAAACCACATTTTCGGCAGGCGGTCGCGCACGGCATTGATGCCGTCCCACTTATCGCCAGCAATAGGCACGGTTATGATTTTGTGATTCGGAACTCCCGCCTCGACAAGCTGCGTCCGGTAGGTCTTGGAGTAGCCCTTATCGCGGTAATCGACATCATGCGGGAAGTAGTGAGTTGAGAACGACAGGCTCATCTCTTGCTCAAGCTGGCGGATTACCTCAGCCGCTCGAATCGCGCCCGCGCCGGTTGTGAAGAAGAAGCGATGCCAGAGGATGTCTTGAAAGACACGCTGCCCGACCCAGCACGAAAGGCCGTCATTCCCGATGTCCCAAAAGCTCCACAGGGGGCGGTTTCGTTCGACGGTAAGCGGCCTGACTCGCCCTTGGGCCTTGAGCGTGACCATGCCGGGGAAGATTTGACCGGCTACGATGATCCGAACGCACTCCTCGGGGATGGTCGGGAACTGCGTCCAAATGTCGTCTTTCTGCTCCGCCCGCTTTTTCTCATACCATGCCCAGCGCGAGGCCGGAAGCTCGATTCCGTGCTTGGCCTTCATCTCCGCCGCGTAGTCGAGGATTTCCCGCGATTCTGGCGCGTGTCCCGCTAGGTCGTAAGACGGATGCCCATACCACGGGAAGAAGTGAAGCCGCCAATCCATGCGCGTCAGCGGCTTGCCGACCATCGAAAGGGCAAGGTCGAAAATATCTCTGGCCGGCGTGCCCTCGCCGCCCTCCATGGTCGTCTCGATGTCGATAATGCCGTTCGCTCCGATGGCGTTCAAGGTGCCTCGTTTGACCTTTCGGGCACGATCCGGCGCATGGGCCGACTGTGGGCCAGCTTCCGACCAGTGTACACGGCGCGGAGTTCCGCCCATGAACGACGTAGAGGCTTCGAGCATGGAGCCGTTCGACCACTTCAGGCGTTCGCTTGTGTCGGTTACTAGCTTCACCTGCGCGTGAATGAGCCGCCAGCACTCGGCAATGACCGGGTTCGGATGCTTCGGGCCGTTCAGCCAGGAGCGGCGGGCAATTTCGAGCTTCTTGATTGCGTCATCCTCGCGGTAGTCCACAATCGCGCAATGCGTATTCGGCACCGTCAGGCACTCGTCGCAGTTATCGAGCACAATGTTCGTGGACATGCCCAGCTTGCGGGCCTTCGGAACAAAGTTCCGGTTGTGCCGGTTCGCGATGAAGGACTCCTGTTCCTGCCGCATCACAAAGGGCACTAGGCCGCCGTCCTCGTCATCCTCGGGCAAGATTTGATGCAGGCTGTTTAGCCGCCAGCGTTTGCTGGACATGCACTGCATGATGGTGGCCTTGTCGATCATGCAGGTCGAAACACCGCCTTAATGGCCTCGTCCAGACCGTCGAGCTTGATGGAGCCGGTGACGTTCACATTCACGCTTTCAGGCTCGTAGTAGGCCGACGCTTTGCCAATCTCGCGCCAGGCTCCAGTTGCGGCTGAATAGTCCTCCGCCGTCTCTGCTTTCTCGGCAATGCCGCCCAGCCGGTCGAGCCATTTGGATTTGGTAAGCTCAAACTTCTTTTCGACTGTCTCGCTGACACCTTTTCTCAATTCTGAGATTCTCAGGACTAAATCAGGCCTGTTGGCTAGCTTCGAGCCTTCGACCTCGGCGGTTCGCTCTGTGCATTTACCGTCTCTCGACACATGCTCAACGTAAGCCTGACTCGCGGGCATGCCAAGAGCCACAGCCTGCGCAAAGGCTTCATGTTTTGCATTTTTGAGAACTGGCATAATGGATAAGGTTAAGCGATGGGCCGAAAGTCAAGGGGCCG